TGGCTTCCTTGCATGGCTAAAATTCTGTCAAAATTCATCCCTTCCAACCCTTTACACCGTTGTACAACGGTAGTACAATACTGGTATCAATAAATAAGGAGATGACACAATGGCTATTACAAAGAACGTAACAATCAACGGCAGAAACTATATCGAAATCGAAATGATGGAAAGCGGCTTACCTCGTCAGGAAAATCAGGTAGTTACTGAAAACGCTGGTTGCCCAATTCCTCCCCGCAAACAAGAAAAGAAAATGGTTGAAGTCGTTACTTGGAATGAGAAATGGGAACCCGTCATTGTGTTGGTTAAAAAAATGGAGTTCAATTTCTAATGTCAACCAAAAAGGAAGCAAAGCCGCAAAAGTACGATTACACAGTCACAAAGCGCAGCCAGAAGCGCACAGAGCAGGATAATCTCTGGGCATATACGGTAAGTCGTGGTAAGTACAACACGCTCCGAAAACTTATGACAGCGATAAACAAGGGTGAAATCATCCTTGTGGCGGTTGAAAAAATAACGCCCGCTAACAAAGCGTGCACTGGACGGGGCTTGCAGCCGCCCGCTAAACAAGTTGAATCTACCGCAGAAGTAAAATCCCCTGCGAAGGCTCGCGGTAAGCACCAGCCCCGCCAGTAACGCAAAGACCGTTAGCTTGACAATCTGAATCCGTTGCATATAATTCTCTTTGCAACCGTCAGCCTGCCCCCCTCAGGCTGGCGGTTGCGCTTTACCCCCCTCCGGCTTCGCCACCTCCCCCAAATGAAGTGCGTCATTTGGGGGAGGGAAATTGCAATGTTAGAAATGATGTTCTGACTCTTGTTAAATTGGGGGTTTTTTGTTAAGATTTTCATACAATTTCATATTGCGCAGGTCCTGTAGTGATTGGACCGTTTTATCGTGATGAGCGCCCGATGCCTTTTTATTGAGATGGCATCGGGCGTTTTTCTGTTTTACCCGATCCACCCTCCTTTCGATTGGCTGCACCTTTTCCAACGAGGTGCAGTCAACGGGAGTGGGAATACCTAACTTATAAGGAGTACGTCATGAAAAAGATTGTTGCTGTATTTTTGGTTGTGTTGGTGCTTAGCATGTTGCTGGTTCCAATGGTTTCAGCGCAAAGCCCTGCCGCGCATTCTGCTCAGATTGTTGCGCAGGATGAACAGCCGCCTGTGAATGATGGCGATGTTACTTTGCCTACTGATTTGACCGACCTGCTCAGAATTGTTGTTGGTCTCTTGGTGGCACAAGGCTTGAAGTCCATTTCGAAACTTGTTGGGAAAGATATCAGCGGTTGGTCTGCGGTTATTACAGCTTCGCTTGCATCCAGTGTGATTTTCTTCTTCAACGCATTACTTTCTGCCGTGCCTGAGCCTGCCCGCGCTTCTGTTGCAGTCAGCTTGACCTTGCTTGTGACAATCCTTGCCAGTTTTGGTTTGAAAGATACTTTGAAAAGTTTTCAGGGCAAGGCTGTTTCAGCCAAGTAAATTTTTATCAGGAATAGGGGCGGGAAGACCCCGCCCCTACATTGATGATTTTTATGATTAACGAATCCACGATCAATTTATTGTTACAGATACCGCTGGCAGGTGTGATTGTTTATGTCGTTTACATCTTTTTGCAATATATCCAGCGGATGTTCGACAAGATGATGGCGTTCATGAAAGAGCAAGCGGAGATCAACCGTGACTTTCTGAAAACGCAACGCGAACAAGCCAATGAAGCGCTGGCGCGTTTGGCAGAAGAACAAAAAAGCACGCGCGAAGAGCTGGCAAAGATGACCGTTGTTATGGATCGCTTGATTGCATATTTTCCGGCGCGAAAGCGAAATAGGAACGTATAACCATGCCCGAAGAATTTGGAACGATCAAACCTGTTACTCAAAAGCAGCTTGAACTTTTTGCAAGTGAAGTTCAACATGCCGAGGGTGCAAATGAAGGTGAGCCGTTATCTCATGCTGAAATTACGAAGCGTGAAATGGCGGCACGGTTGGCATTAAAAGACAAACTAGATGCCGATGAGCTGCCAAGCTGGGCTGAAACCTTTGTGCGTTTGATGCAGGAAAACATTCCCTGGAAGATCGCGGTGTATGTGGCGTGGTCTTCAGTTCCAAAAGAGATGCGGGTGCCGCGTACTTTGAATGAGTTAGCTACCGAATTCTTGGGTTTGAATTCGCCGCGCCAGATTTATGAATGGCGCAAACATTTTGACGGCATCGACGTGATGATCGGCAGTTTGCAAAGCCAGGAATTTTTGGAAGACCGTGCTGATGTGTTGAACACGGTGAAATTTATGGCGAAGCAGCGCGATTATAAGAACGCAAAATATGCCGATATGTATTTGACCATGACCGGCGATCTGGTAAAGACTTCAAAGCTTGAAGCCTTCTTAAAGCAGAACGGATTTACAGATGATGATCTCAAAGGTAAATCGGTTGCTGAATTGAAGTCCCTACGGGCTACGCTTTTGCAAAATATCAAAGAGCAGGAAGCCTTGAATAAACTGGCAGAGGAAGAAGATGCCAGCGAGTAAAGCTGAACTGGCTCTGCTTGAAGAGATCGATCGCAAGCTGGCGCAACACAGCTTGATCGATTTTTCCAAATATATGGCTCCGCGTTGGTATAAGCCGGTGCGGCATCATGAATTTGTGGCTGGGTATTTGGAGCAGGTGGCTCGTTACATCGAGACAGGCGGCAAAGAAGGCATTGGACGGTTGATGATCTTTGAACCGCCGCGCTATGGAAAGAGCGTACAGGTCTCCCAGTTCTTTCCGGCTTGGCTGTTGGGCAAGATGCCCGATTGCCGCATTATTTTGGCATCGTATGGCGCGGAGTTGGCTGAAGAAGATTCGCTGATCGTGCGTAATTATGTGACCAGCCGAGAATATGCCGCGGTCTTTGGACGTAATTCGACCGTGGAACTACCAGTGGAATTGAGCGAAGAACGAGCCTCGCGTGGAAATTGGCGTTTGTCTGAACCGCATCGCGGCGGCGTGAAAGCTGCAGGTGTGGGCGGCGGTATCGTGGGTTTCGGTGCGCACTTGCTGAATATCAACGATCCGTTCAAGGGTCGTAAAGAGGCGAAAAGTGAAAGTTATCGGCGTGATGTGATGACCTGGTATCGCTCGGAGGCGTACACCCGTTTGGAAGAAGGCGGGGCGGTGATCATCACACACACACGCTGGGACCCGGATGATCTTGCCGGGCAGGAATTGCAGAAGATGGTTTCGGATGACCCGGATGCGGATCAGTGGACAGTGGTAATGCTGCCGGAGATCGCGCTGAATGAAGAAGAGTATCCGCAGACCGAAGAACAGTTCAAAGAAAATCTGGCACGCGGCATTTATATCCCTATGCATGGGGATCAGCTCGGGCGCAAGCCGGGTGAAGTTTTATGGAGTGAAAAATATCCGTTGGTGAGTGTGAAGAAAAAGCATGCCAACGTTTTGGATTATGAAGCGGCGGCACAGTTCCAGCAAATGCCGCGCTTGGAGCACGGCGAACTTTTTACCGATAGCGATTTTGAAATTGTGGAACGTGCGCCTGAAGGTTTGCAGTGGTATGCGTACATTGACCTGGCACTGGGCAAGACTGAAACGAGTGACTTCAACGCTGTGGCTCCGGTAGGGATGGATGCCGATGGCGATTTGTATATTCGTGATCTTCGCAAAGAACGCAAGCTAGAAACTTTTTTGAAGAACCTCGCAACTTGGATGCTAAGCGATGATGAGATTGGCACAATCTGGGGCTTTGAAGAGCATGGCTTTCAGAGCTTGGTAGTGAAGGATTTTTTGAAAGACGTGCGTTTGGCACGAGTAGCGCTGGGCGGTGTGAAGCTGCCGTGGAGTGACAAGGTAGAAGGGGCACGCCCGTGGGCGATCCGCGCACGGAATGGCAAGGTGAAGCTGGTACGCGGTCCGTGGAATCGGTCATTCATCCGCACGGCGAGCGGGTTCCCGGATGTGAAACACGATGATGAGATTGATACGGTTAGCGGCGGCAATCATATGATCGCTCAAGGCGGTGTAGGTTTGAGAAAGCCGGTAGTGAGTGCGCCGATCGTAGTAAGCGCCGAAGAATTGTTTGTGTAAAGTCAGAATGATGAATTCTGAGTGATGAATAAGGAGCAATTATGACAAAGAAAATTGGCAAGGGTTTACCACTGGAAGAACTTGTGAAGGGTTCTTTAGATTACACGATTAACTTGATCAACGCGGCGTTTCGCTTGCAGTTCCCGTATGTGGAAGATGGCGAGAATTATTGGGTCTATGAGACGTTCAAAGATTATGTAATTGTGCGCTCTCACCCTGATGGTGATCTGAGATCAGATGAATATTTCAAAGTGCCATTCACCCGCGCTGGCGATGTTTTCACGTTTGCGCAGCGAGCTGATTGGGAGATCGTGGAATTGACCTATCAGCCGCAGACCTCAGCGCCGATGGCAGAGGCGAAGGTAAAACCAAAAAATAAGAAGAAATTAGAAGAACGCATTGATCCCAGCAAAGTCTCTTTGTTGGAAAGTATCAATGAAGAAAAAGGAACTCGCCGTATACGCATCAATGATTTGATGGTTGCGGATGTTGTCAATGGTAATAAGCGTCTCTACAGCGCGGATGTTATCGAATCTATGGTGAAAGATTGGGAGCCACATCTTCGAGAAAGCCGTGGGCAGGGACGTTTGCTAAATCTCACTGGCGAAGTGGAACATCCATCTGACAAAGGCAAACGCCATCCCGAATACCTAGAGACTGTAGTTCACTGGGACAGATTGGACTGGAATGGCAAATCTCTTTCCATTGAAGGCGATTTGATTCTGACCAGTAAGGGGCGGGATGTCGAGACGCTGATGAAGGCTGGGGTTAACCCCGGAGGTAGTATCAGAGGTTTTGGCGAAAGCAAATTTGAGAAGATCAAAGGTGAACAAATCGAAGTTGTGCAATGGGCAACTTTAAACGCTGCTGATCTTGTCGCAGATCCGTCGTTTGTAAATACGGCGGAATTACATGAATCAATCAACCAAATAGGAGATGAGGACATGAACCTCGAAGAACTTTTAAAACTTTTGCGTGAGCACCCGGAAGCTTTTGCCGGTATCACCGAAGCCCAGATCAAGAAAATGGGCGATGAACAACTTAAGACCTTGGAAGATAAGGTGCGTGCGGCTTTAGGCATCGGCGCTGGTGAGAATATCACCGAAGCGTTGAAGGTCATGAAGACCAAGGCACAGCAGTTTGATGAAAGCCAGAAGCAGACTGCCGTTGCAGATGCAATCAAGGAAGCCACCAAAGATCTTCCTTACGGCGAGAAGATGAACAAAGTGTTTGTTGAGTCATTCAATGGGCATAAGTTTGCCTCTGCCGAAGATGTGAAGACCTTTGCCGAGAGCCAGAAGAGACAATTCAACACTCTTGCCGCGGCTGGTGTGTTGAATGGCATTGGCTTCTCTGAAGGCAGAATTCAGGTGCTTGGCGATGTGCTTGAACGCGAAACCGGCACCCCCGAATTTGGGCGGGCTGCGTTTGAGATCGTGGAATCCATTCGTAAGAGTGAAAACCGCGCCAAACGTGCCATTGATCTGCGTGCTGAAAGCGCAGCCGCCGTCTTCACTGAAAAAGCTTTGAAGAAATTCGATGAAGTGTACGCTTCACAGTTGAAGCGTGAAGCCCGCGAATTCAACGAAGCCGAAACCACCAGCGACTTGAACCTGCCGTACAGCGTGAGCCGCGCGATCATCGCCGAAGCCTACCCTGAATTAGTGGCTGCCAATATCTTCGATTTTGGCGTGATGGAACAGTCTCCGATGAATCTCTTCTATGAAGCGTTCAGCGGTGAGACCGGCTATACCGTGGCTGTGACTGATGAAGTGGAAACACTGGGTGCAGAAGATACCTGGTATGACCTCGATAACAAGAACATTGTGCCTGGCACCGTGGTCGT